AACCATTTAGGGTAGCCAGTATCACTTTGAATACTGATCTAACAGTAGATTTACAATTAACAGAACATCAAGATAGTTATTATACATTCGGCACACAACAAGAAGTTGCCACAATACCAGATACAACGTTGCCAAATCCTTTTAGTGTTTTGCCACCAGCAAGTGTAACTTTATCTGATACATTAGTTGTTTATAATGAAGGAACAGCAATAACACGATTAGATATATTAGTCGGAGCAAGTACAGATCAATTTGTTCAATATTATCAAGTAGAAGTTAAGTTAAGCACAGATTCAGATTTTTTTGTTTTATCAAAAGGAACTCAATTAAATTATGAAATGCTTAACGTTATTGATGATTCTACTTATAATGTAAGAGTTAAAGCAATTAATAGTCTTGGTGCAAGCTCAACATATACAAGTGCAAGTAGAAAAATTGTTGGTGCTACAGAGCCACCGCAAGATGTTCAAAACTTTTCTGTTAATATGCAAGGCTCAAATCAAATGCAATTAAACTGGGACGCTGTAACTGATCTTGATATTTCTTATTATGAAATTCGTTATCAGAATGTAACAGCTTCTGCTCAATGGAATAAATCTGTTAACTGGTTACAAGTTCCTAGAACATCTGGAACAACAATAACAACTAACGCTAGAACAGGTTCATTTTTAATAAAAGCTGTAGATAAGTTAGGAAACGAATCAAACAACGAAACAATTATTTATTCTAATATTTCCTCACTCCCAGCATTTAATAATATTAATACTTTAAATGAAGATTTAACATTAGGAACATATGATGATGATGTTGCTTTAACGGATAGTTCTGGAACAAACTCTATCGTACTTGATACCATAACAAACTTTGATGATACTATTGGCAACTTTGATAGTGTTGAAGGAAATTTTGATTTAGGTGGAACTGACTCTACATCAAATCCAAATTTTTTTAATGCGAATATTGATAACGAAGGTTTTTATACATTAGATCAAACATTAAGTTTAGACGCTATTTACGATGTATCTTTTACTAAAAACATAACCATAGATCAAATTGAAGACCCATATGATTTATTTGATGATGGTAGAGGAGTAAGTTTATTTGATGACGCACCAGCACCTTTTGATGGTAATGATCCTACAAATGCAACTGTAAATTTACAAATAGCAACATCAAATACTAGCTTAAATAATGCAACAGAATTTTTTAATATGAATACAACAACAACTTTTAAAGGAAGATATTTTAAATTTAGATTACGATTAGCTAATGCAAATAATAAAACCAGAGCATTTGTATCTGGAATATCTATTTCAGTTAATATGGAAAAAAGAATTGAGTCAGAAAATGATGTTGTTTCTGGAACTGGTACATATGTGATAACTTTTGGAAAACCATTTTATGCAACTCCAGCAATAGGTATATCAGCAGAAAATATGGCTAGTGGAGATTTTTATACTATATCCTCAAAAAGCAAAACTGGTTTCTCAATAGCATTTACAGATTCTGGTTCTAGTGGTATATCAAGGACATTTGATTATGTGGCTCAAGGTTATGGGTTGCAATCAGCAAGTTAAAAAGGTAAATAACAATTATGAGTCAAGTTTCAGATGTAAGTTTAGCAAACCAAGGTTTCAGTGCCTTCCGTACAGAATTAAACAATATTTTAGGTGCTTTAAATACAAGTCATATAGGAAGTTCAGCACCAGCAAGTTTAGCGGCTGGATCTATATGGGTTGATACATCTGGGGGTGCTACAGCTTATGTATTAAAGTTTTATGATGGTTCAGATCATATTCAATTAGGCACAATTAATACTACTGCTAACACTGTTGATTGGACAGATAGTTCAGTAACATTTGATATTGTAAACGATACAAGCCCACAACTAGGTGGAGATTTAGATGTTAATGGAAATGCTTTTGTTTCTACATCTAATGGTAATATTACTTTTACACCTAACGGAACTGGTAAAATTGTTTTTAATGATCTTGCTTATTATCCAGAAGTAGCAATAACATCTTCATCAAACGCAGTCGCTTGGGATAGTCAAGCCGCACCAAATGCAAAACATACAACAACAGAAAATACAACTTTCTCTGCTCCAAGTAATGCTCAAACAGGTGCATTTATATCTTTAAATATTCAATATGGTGGATCACATACGATTGCTTGGAATACTGTCTTTGAATTTGCGGCAAGTACCGCACCAACGGCTACATCAACAAGTGGTAAATCAGATCAATTTGTTTTTCGTTATAACGGAACTGTCTGGCAAGAGGTCGGCAGATCATTAAATATGTCGGCTACATAGGATTAAAATGTTTGCATTAGTAGAAAGTGGATCAGTAACAAAATTCTTCAAAGGAAATAAAGGTTTATCTATTGGCGATACACAATACCCTAAACAAATCTTTCAATGGTCTAATGAAGAACTACAAGCAATAGGCATTTATCCTGTCAGAATAGATACAACAAATAAAAAAGATGAAAACTATTATATTAATACTAATATTGATTATACTATACAGGATAATGAGGTTGTTGGAAGTTATGGCACAGCAACAGCTAAACTTTTAGAAGATAGAAATGAAGTAAATGATGATGACACTCCAATGTTGGATAGTGAAGGTAATCAAGTTGTAACTAAAGGATTAAAAACAATTAAAAAAGAAATGATAAACAATCAATGTGCTGGCTTATTAGCACCGAGTGATTGGCGAGTAATTAAAGCAAAAGAAACATCAACAACAATGGATAGTGGTTGGAAAACTTGGAGAGCAAGCGTCAGAACAAAATGTAATTCTATGCAAACTCAAATAGATGGTGCAACAAACGTAGATGAACTCAAAGCATTGTTTGAATACACAAACACAGGCACAGAAGCAAATCCAGTTTATACAAGACCACTAGGCGAGTTCCCAGTTAAATAATGCCTTTCCCAGTATTAGGTTCTAATTTTGCTGTAGCTGGATATGAAATAGATAATTCACTTAGGTTTAATAATGATGATAGTGCTTATTTAACCAAAACACCTTCATCAACTGGAAATAGAAAAACATGGACTTTTTCATGTTGGTTTAAACTTAGTAATGTAGGTACAGATTTTTTTAGTATTTTTACTACTAAATATGTTAATGGAGAAAACACTGACATTATAATAAATTCAAATAAAATTGAAGTATATTCCGTAGGCACAGGTGGATATGATTTTCAATATGCTACAAGTCAATTATTTAGAGATGTTTCAGCATGGTATCACCTTGTAGTTGCTGTTGATACCACACAAGGAACAGATAGTAATAGAGTAAAAATATATATAAATGGAAGTCAAGTTACATCTTTCTCAACAACAAATCACCCAAACCAAAATTTTGATACTTTTCAAAATTTATCTGGAGAGCCAACTTATATAGGTGCTTCAGATGTAAATGTTTTAAGCCCTAATATAACAAGATTTTTTGATGGATATTTATCTGAAATATATATGATAGATGGAACACAGCATGCCGCTAGTGATTTTGGAGAATATAACGATAACGGAGTTTGGATACCTAAAGAATATGAAGGAACATATGGAACTAATGGTTTTAAATTAGAGTTTAAAAATTCTGGAAATTTAGGAGATGATACATCTGGTAATGGCAATAACTTTACAGCTACTAACTTAACAGCAACAGATCAAACAACAGATACACCTACAAATAATTTCTGTACTGCAAACCCTTTACAAAGAGGATTTCCACCAACATATTTAATAACTTTAAGTGAAGGTAACACACAAGCTAAAGAAACATCATCTAATTGGATACCTTATGATTCAACGATAGGAGTACAAAATGGCAAATGGTACTGGGAGTGTAAAAATATTAGTGGAAGCCCTGCCGCTGGTTTTATGTTTGGTATTCAAGCACAAGAAGGTGAAGATATAACAGGTTTATTTACAACAGATAATAGATATCCGGGTTATTATTCTGGTCGTATAGGTTTTTCATATCATGCTTCTGGAACATATTATTATAATGGAGCAAGTACAACAACTGGTTCAGTTTCATATACAAATGGCGATATAATTATGCTAGCTTTAGATATGGATAATGGATTTTTATATGCTGGAAAAAATGGCACTTGGAATAATAGTGGCGACCCAACAAGCGGTGCTAGTGGAACTGGAAATGTTTACAACGGATTCTCTTCAAAAACTATTACACCTTGTAATGCCTTAAATGGTTCAAGTGTATTAGCTGGTTTGAATTTCGGCAATCCATCTTTCACAATATCAAGTGGTAACGCAGATGCTAACGGATATGGTAACTTTGAATACGCAGTACCTAGTGGGTACTATTCATTATGTACTAAAAACTTAGCGGAGTACGGATAATGGCTTATACAACAATAGACGACCCATCAGCATATTTTCAAACAGCTTTATATACAGGTGGAAATGGTTCAAATAATACACCTATAGATGTTACAAATAGTGGTAATTCAGATTTACAACCAGATTGGGTATGGATTAAAAGAAGAGATGGTGCCGCTTCACATGGTTTATTTGATTCTTCAAGAGGTGTTAATAAAATTTTAAACTCTGATAGTAATGATGCAGAAGTTACAGGAGAAACAGATTTACTAGATGAATTTAAAACTGATGGTTTTGGTTTAGGTGCAAACACAGGTTCAGAAAATGTTAATAAAGGTGGTACTAGCTATGTAGCATGGCAATGGAAAGCTAATGGTGGAACGACAGCAAGTAATACAGATGGTTCAATTACTTCTACAGTACAAGCTAATACAACTGCGGGATTTTCTATAGTTACATGGTCTGGAAATACAACAGCGGGTGCAACAATAGGTCATGGATTAGGTGTTGCTCCACATTATGTTCAAGTAAAAAGGCTTGATAGAGATGGAGATGCATGGCGTGGGTTTTGGGAACCTCTTGGTAATGAAAAGTATTTAGAACTTAATGCAACTGATGGTTCACAAGATAGCACTACAGGTGCATGGAATGATACTTCGCCTACAAGCTCTGTTTTTTCTATGGGTAGTGCGGCAGGTATAAATGGTGGTAATATGGTCGCATATTGTTTTGCACCAATACAAGGCTACAGTAAATTTGGATCGTACACAGGTAATGGTAATGCAGATGGGCCTATGGTGTTCTGTGGGTTTAAGCCAGCTTGGGTTATGATTAAAAGAACAGATAGTGCTAATTCTTGGACAATAAGAGATTCTAAAAGAAGTACATTTAATGTAATGCAGAAATCATTATTTGCAGATTTAAATAATGCAGAGTCAGATAGTTCTAATTATAATTTTGATTTTTTATCAAATGGTTTCAAACAAAGAAACTCTAATGGGATAGATAATGCATCTGGTGGAACATACATCTACATGGCATTTGCAGAACACCCATTTGTTTCATCAGAGGGTGTACCAACCACAGCTAGATAAATGTCTGTTGATCTTAACATTAAAACACTACATTTAATGCACGAGGGTTTCGGCAGAGATCAATAGTGGCAAAAGATGTTCAACAAAAATCAATCTTTGATAAAGTTAAAAAAAGAACAAGCATAGGTAATTCTTCACGCTCCAAGCCAAAAAACAAACATAAATTGCGTAATTGGAAAAAATACAATAGACAAGGATAATGTGGTCTATTTATACAGTTGTTTGTGTTCTTAATTTAACGATTAATCCATTTTGTTCTGTAAATGGTCAACTACCAATAAATTTTACAAATTTTGAAACTTGTGATAAAGCTGTTGACAGTATTGTGCTAGAATTAAATGAACAACTAAAAGAAAGAAATATATCTTTAGCAATGAGATGTTTTAACAATGAGCAAACTAACACCTAAAACAACTAAAGAACATCTTTTGGATATCTATAATAAGATAGACAAAATAGAAAATAACGATTTATATCACTTGGAGAAAGACATAAAAAAACTTAATTATATTTTATGGACTATTGGCTTTATGGTCTTAACACAGTTTATTTCTTGGGTGTTTAAAATGATTGGCTAAGATGGAAGATAAAGAATGGGATGAGTTAAAACTTATCCAAGAAAAACTTCACGAAGCGTTAGATAAAGGTTATCCGCCATTAGGCAAAGGTGGTTTAAATCAACCATCTGGTGCTAAAAAAATTGTAGAAGATATTTTAGATATTCCACGCACTACACTTCAACGTAAAATAGATAAGATAGAAAAGCTAGCACTAGAAAGTTCACATTGGACTATAGAGTGGCACAGATACAAAGAAGTAAAACCGCAAGTTGTAATAGAAGAATATAAAAAACCTATTGTAAGAATACCAGCACAACGCACCACATTTTCAACGCCAACAAAAGTATTCGTTATTCCAGACGCTCACTGTTCCCCAGAAGAAGATCAATCACGTTTCTTATGGATAGGCAAAGCTATAAGAGATTATAATCCAGACTATTTAATTTGTATTGGTGACTTCTCAAGTTTTGATTCTTGCAGTTTTTACGATAAAAACCACACAGTAAAAGGTTCTAAGAAACCCCCTATATTAGATGATATAAAAGCAACGGAAGAATGTTTAAAACTTTTACATGAAGGCATGGGTGATATTAATCCTATTAAGCATTACTGTTTAGGTAATCACGAAATGCGTTTATACCGATATGAAAACGAACACAAAGAAGTAGTCGGAGCATTTTCCCAGCAATATGAAA